ACAGCCTTAGCTTTAGTTATTGGCGGCGGTGGCACAGGGTTAAACCTTAACGCCGGCGGAGGTGGTGGCGGAGCCGGTGGTTTTATACTCTCAACACTTTCATTACCTATAGGAACTAACACCGTATTTGTCGGCGGGAGTGCATCAACATCATCCCTTGGAAACCTTGTAGCTCTTGCTGGAGGTAATGCAAACGGAGGAAATGGAGCATCCGGAGCAGGAAGCGGAAACGGTACAAACCCTGGAGGAACAGGAAGCATAGGACAAGGAAATTCAGGCGGCGCAGGCGGTATAGCTGCAGGTGGCGGTGGTGGTGGCGCTGGTTTTGCCGGACAAGCCGGAGGTACAGTTTCACTTAACATAGGGGGAAACGGAGGAGATGGACTTGCAAGCAGCATTACAGGTATTATAACATACTACGCCGGAGGTGGTGGTGGAGGTCCACATACAGGCTACGGTGGTCCAACTGGAGGGGCAGGCGGCCGAGGCGGAGGTGGATCGGGTTCTTTTGCTAGCGGCGGACAAAACGGGCAACCTAATACCGGCGGCGGTGGCGGAGGTGCGGGAGCAGGAGGTAACGGGACAGGAGGCTCCGGAATCGTAATCATCAGATACCCAGGTCCACAAATTGCAACCGGAGGAACAATAACCACAGTAGGAACAGATACAGTACATACATTTACGGCCACAGGATCTTCGACATTCACTGTATTCTAATATTTATACGTAAATGGCAAATATATTATCAAAATCAGGAATACTAAACGGACAGACTATTCAAGTAGGGCACGTAACACAGTCTATAGATGCTTTCACAGGTACAACCGCTTATGATATTACTTTATCTGGTTCTTTAACTTTGACAGGTTCTGTAGCATCTTTAAATGGATTTACGGGAAGTGTTTTAGGTACATCATCTTGGGCAATTAATTCCCTTACATCAAATACATCAACATCATCTTCATATGCTGCAACAGCATCGTATATAACATTAGCTCAAACCGCTTCATATATTGTTACGGCTCAAACGGCATCGTATGTACTAAACGCTATAAGCGCATCATATGTTAAAAATGCTGTGACAGCATCGTATGTTTTAAACGCTGTATCTTCATCTTATGCTTTAAGTAGTTCTTATGCTTTACAATCAACAAACGCTACTCAAGCTACTTCTGCTACATCAGCTTTAAAAACTACAGGTCAATACTATCCTTCAAGTTCTGCATTGTTTACAACAAGTACTTTAGGTTTTATTGCCGGATCAGATACTTTATCGGCAGGTAATTCTGCTATTTTTGCTCCATCAGAAATTACAGGTAAGAAATTCATGGATGAATTCTGGGTTACAGTAACTAAAGCATCAGGTTCAACATCACCTGGAGCTATTGGAGTAATATATGTTGAATCTCCTGGTTTAGGTACATTTATGGTTAAAGAATCAGGTGCTTCTAGTAATGATGATTTTTGCTTTAATGTAATGTATCTTAAACCTTAAGGTACAAATCATATATTTATTACTGCGAAATGTTTTGTTTAATTAAGTTATAATGTTTAACTTTTGAATTTTTTTAACATATTTATAACAAAACATAAAAACAATGGCAGAAATACTTTTATCTCCTGGTGTCTTAGCAAGAGAAAATGATCTATCACAGATCACAAATGCTCCCGCCCCAATAGGAGCCTCTATTATTGGTCCTACTGTTAAAGGTCAACCAAATATTCCACTTAAAGTTACAAGCTTTTCAGAATATTTAACATACTTTGGTGGTAGTTTCATAAGTGGTTCAAGCAATCAATACACTTATTTTACTTCAACAGCAGCTTACAACTACTTTCAAAGTGGTGGTACTAGTTTATGGGTAACAAGAGTAGCAAGTGGTTCATTCACTGCAGCTACTTCTTCATTTATCTCAGGTAGTACAGCAGGTGCGGTTGCGAGTGGTAGTGTTTTCCAATTATCAACTATTAGTTTTGGAGCTGATCAAAACAGTTCAAGTTCATTAGATGCTAGTGGATCTTTATCAAACGGAACTAGTGATAATGTTAGATTCGAAATCGTTTCTCCAAACACAGCTTCTGGAACTTTTTCATTGTTAGTTAGACAAGGTAACGATAACAGTAATAGTAAAGTTGTTTTAGAAACTTGGACTGGTTTATCATTAGATCCTACTCAACCAAATTACATTGAAAAAGCAATCGGTAACCAAACATTTACTTTAGGTACTGGCTCTTCAGGCAATGTAGAATATGTAAAAGTTAGTGGTAACTATCCTAACAAGAGTAGATACATAACTGTATCGGCTGTTAATTCTAAAACTCCAAATTATTTTGATAACAATGGAGTAGCTAAAACACAGTTTACAGCATACATCCCCGTAACACAAAGTGGTGTTGTAGGAGGTGCTACAGGTACTTTAGTAAAAGGTGGAGATGCTTATTACCAAAACATCAGTAACTCAAATATTCAAGGTTTAAGTGCATCTGATTACTCATCTTCAATTAGCTTAATGGCAAATTCCGACGAATATCAATATAATGTTATTGCTGTTCCTGGTTTATGTTATGCTGCTTCTGCTCACAAAACTCAATTAGTAAATTTAATTACAAATACTCAAAACAGAGGAGATGCTATTGCAGTAATTGATTCTGAATTATTTAACAGCTCAGTTAATGGAGCTACTGGTACAGCAAATACAATTGATTCTTCATATGCAGCTACTTACTGGCCTTGGGTACAAACAGTTGATCCTATCACAAGTGAATTAACTTGGGTTCCAGCCTCTACTATGATTCCTGCCGTTTATATAAATAACGACAACATTGCTGCTCCTTGGTTTGCTCCAGCTGGTTTAAATAGAGGTGGTTTAATCAATGCTATCAGTGCTGAAAAGAAATTAACAAATAACGATAGAGATACTTTGTATCAAAACAACGTTAACCCAATTGCTACTTTTCCTGGAACAGGTGTTGTAGTATTTGGTCAAAAAACATTACAAAGACAAGCATCAGCTTTAGATCGTGTAAATGTTCGTCGTTTGTTGATTGCCTTGAAGTCAAGGATTAGTGATATTGCTAAAACATTAGTATTTGAGCAAAACACCATAGCTACTCGTAATAGTTTCTTAGCTCAAGTTAATCCTTACTTAGAATCAGTACAACAACAACAAGGTTTATATGCTTTTAAAGTAGTGATGGATGATTCAAACAATACTCCAGATGTTGTAGACAGAAACCAATTAGTAGGTGCTATTTATTTGCAACCAACTAAAACTGCCGAATACATTTACTTGGATTTCAATGTTTTACCTACAGGAGCTACTTTCCCAGCATAATTTTTTAAAAACAGAATATTTATAACAAAACAAAATAAATAAAATGGCAATCTTAGATCCAAACGAAATATTTTTCACCGCTTTTGAACCAAAACAAAAGAATAGATTCATCCTTTATGTGGATGGTATCCCTGCTTATTTGATTAAAGGTGTGAGTGGTATGGGTTTTTCACAAGAAGAAATTGTGTTAAACCATATAAACGTTTACCGTAAAATTAAAGGTAAATTGAAATGGAACGATTTAACTTTAACCTTGTTTGATCCTATCACCCCTTCAGGTGCTCAAGCAACAATGGAATGGGTTCGTTTACACCACGAATCAGTAACAGGTCGTGATGGTTATTCTGATATGTACAAGAAAGACTTAACAATCAATGTATTAGGTCCTGTTGGTGATATAGTTTCAGAATGGGTAGTAAAAGGAGCCTTTATTAAATCAGCAGATTTCGGTGAATATAACTGGGATACAGAAGCTGAAGCACAAAATATTTCTATGGTATTAGGAATGGATTACTGTGTATTGAATTTCTAATTAAAAATAAAAACAAATTTAAAGAAGCTCGCGAGAAATTGCGAGCTTCCTTATTTTTCATATATTTATACGGGACAACAAAGTTATAACTAATTATCTATGGAAGAAAATAAATTCAAATTCCCTACCGAAATGGTAGATTTACCTTCAAAAGGTCTATTGTATCCTGAAGGACATGCTTTATCCTCTGGTCAAA